GGCGCTACGTCTCGAACGTAAGCCCTTTCGTTAGCATTGCCAGGAGCGTAACGTGCCAGAGAAACCTAAACTAAGTGAAAACTTAGTTCGGACTTCTTATCCTGACCATAGGTTAGATCTCTATCGTCAGGCGGCACGCGACGTACTTGCTAGCAACTCAGGCGATGAACGATACGTCATTGCTATTTTTGGTCCTGATCTTATAGGCTCTTGGGCTCTCGCCTTCGATCCTTATAGACAGTTCCATAATAACACTTCGACGGTGTCCCTCCTTACGGATGGACCTAAAATCGTTCGAACCCGTTCAGTACTCTCTCAACCCCGATCCAATAGGAAAGAGGTTTGGAAGAGAACAACGGTAACCACTAGTTATATCAACAATCCAGATCCTGGTTTGTTTGATTATATCTATACTGGCCCGTTCACTGAGACGGTAACTGGCACCGTAAACCGGACTCAACAAGAGCCCCTATACGGTACAATAATCGACACGACTCGTCGTACTCGTCCGATTAAAAAGGATAAGGGTGAATTTGAATTATTCGCCCCGAAACTTAAATCGGAACCGAGAACGCACGCTTTCTTGCGATTAGACCAGTTAAACTATAACTCAATTGGCTCAGGCCAACGCGCTACTTTGCGTAGTTGGACTAGGTCAACAGTTACAGGTCCTGAGTTCTTTGTCACTAATTCTGGCGTCCAAGCCATGTTGCCAAACATTAGGCTTCGTTCCGATGCAGCAATGCAGAAGAACGTTCTGGGAATGCTGGACTCTGTCCAGCCAACTCACAGAACCTATAGTTTGTTCTACCAGATAGCTGAATTAAGGGAACTCCCTCTTACTTTGAGGAGTACCCTTGATATCTGGCGTGGTTTTGAACGTATAATTGGCACAAGTTTCTTTCGCCAATTACAACAGAATAGGTTTCGCCATTTATGGCGAAATCCTCAGCTTCTACGAACCTACGCACGTCAATTGGGCCATTCTACTGGCTTCAATTACGACGAGCTACAGACCGTAGATCAACTCGCGAGCTCTGCCTTCCTTTCTTTCAAGTTTGGATGGGAGAGCACGTGGAGAGCTGTAGATGACTTTCTCCCTTCTCCGAAAAGAGTCACGGCCGATGTAAATCGGCTTATTGATTCGATCGGTAGGGATACTTCGTTTCGAACCACCAAGCGGTGGATCGAAGCGGAAGCTAGCTTTCCGCCACTGATCTCGATTGATTTCATGAAGGATGAATCTGTCGTGTCATCTTCAGTTCAAAAGGAGGGCTCACGTTCATGTGAGCTCCGCCTAATGGTGAATATGGCCATTCAGTTTCCCCATCTTGATCTCCCGCGCTTACGAAGAGAGTTGTTTCGTGAACGTATGGGAGCGTTTCCTAGTGCATCGGATATCTATAACTTGATTCCGTGGACTTGGATAGTTGACTGGTTCGGCGGTTTGGGTGACTATATTTCCCTTATGGGTTCTATAGCAAACAACCGCTCTCTAATCAACTACGGTTTCATCACTTACCGTGAGGTAAGTAAGTCAACCGCAACCATGCGAGGTCAGTTTACACAGTCGATAACGAGAAACATCAACGGGGTTCATGCGGATGAGACAATTGTCTTTCCGTATCTCCACGCTGGGCGTTTCGATTACGTCTATCAAAGAAGACGTTCGATACCGACGCTTGCTAACGTCAAATCGTATTGGGATTCAAATTTGAATGCCAATCAACTTGCCATCATCGGTGCTCTCACGAGCACTCGTGGTGGATCCCTTGCGAGGCGTGATGTCTCGTAAGTTAACGTCAGCAAAGGATACTCTGACATGGCACTTCCTGATCCAATCACCGTCGCGGCTGCCGCTCCTACTCCTGCACTGAGTTTCAGTGTCATAAAGAAGGACGGCTATGGCTCTGAACGCTGGGACGTAACCAATGGTTACCAACTAGTGTTCAACCACTCGACTTCACCCTCTAGTGGGGAACGGCATTATATGAAGATTTCGCAAACTCTGGATGCGACTTCGCCTTATACTGGCGACGTCTCAAAACAGACAGCGAATGTCTCCATTTCTGCCTCTTTCCCCGCGTTCGGGTGGACTGCGGCGTCTAAGGCAGCGCTTGTAAAGGCACTGACTGATACGCTCGCCGACGCTGATGTCACTACTGCGAAGTTTATTGCATTTGAATCGTAAGATTCACATGTTTTATCTTCGCTTGAGGGGTAGATTTCTATCTGCCCTTTAGGGGGCATATATGAATATCTTTAAGTTCGTCCTAGCACTTAGATCGCTAGGCCTTCTTTTCTCCGAAATCGGAGAACTCCTCAAGAGACTTTCTGAGATACGGCAAACACCAAACTTAGGTGGGAGCCGACCTCGGGAGTCGGATCAAGAAGACATGTCACAGGATTCCGAAATCTCTAATGGAGAATCGGATGAAGAGCCTGAAGGAGTTGAGGCGGTACGAGAGTCTGACCAAGGTGATCTCTTTGAGACCACTTCGGAAGGACGATCCCCACCTCATCCATAAGAGTATCTTGCGTAGCCTGTTAGCTGATGTTAACAGGTTACGTCCTGGGACGAAAGGGCTTGGGCGTGACCTTGTCACGCTCGAGGCGCGTTTAGAACACGAGGGTGTTGGCTTCTTAGCCGTCACTCTTGGTACTCTAGGTAAGGCCCTGGATAAGGGTCTTTCTGAAGGTACCTTCTCCTGCCCTGTTAGCTTCAAAAGAGCTAAGGGGTCCATGATCCCGCTGTTATACAGTGGTGTCATGGGAGATGTGTTCAATCCTAGTACTGGTAAGCTAGATCGGAGTCGCGACTGTCGTGAGGATGTTTTCATCCTCAGACAGTTGCTCTACTTTCTGGCGGAAGTACGCGACGGATGCAGCTCGAACGAAGAAGCTCGAACTGTCTACGCTCCGTACATTCAAGAGAGTTGACGCGTCCATCCAGGGCATTGCCCCGTTTAGACTCGATCATATCTCCCGTGTTTCCAATTTCGTTCTTAGAAACCTTGATGATTTCCAAGAGCTTAATGGGCGACACGGACCAGGCGCCGTTGCGGAAGGATACAAGACGAACCAGAAGTGGCACGTTTTGGTATCTGGTCTTTCTGATTTAGACCCCCGTCTCGAAAATATCGGTTACGATTTACCCTATGGGTTATTTCGTGATCGGATTCTCGAAGCCGGTCTCCGTAATGTCCGTACTAGCGAAGACGCAAGACTCGTAACGGTTCCTAAGACTTACTCAAGTCTTAGAACAATTACTGTTGAACCTTGTCTGAACCAATTTGTTCAGCAGGCCTACAATGAACATCTCCGAAAGGAGATCGATCGTTGTTCAGTAATGTCAACGAGCCTTACGTTGCTTTCTCAAGTGCCGAATCAGAAATTGGCTCTTGAGGGATCCTTAACCGGCGAATGGGTTACGATTGACTTGAGTTCTGCTAGCGATCTCCTCTCAACTGCGTTAGTTGAGGCGGCTTTCGCTAATAGGCCGAAATTTCTTTCGGGTATTCTCGCCTGTCGTACACCCTTTGTGTGTATCCAAGATAAACGGATAGCACTCAAAAAGTACGCCGGTATGGGGAATGCGACTACCTTCCCAATTCAATCATATGTCTTTGCGCTTATAGCGCTCTGTTCTATGATTGGTACTAACGAAGCCGTTAGTATTAAGAAGTTAGAAGCATTAGCTAGTAATGTTCGCGTTTTTGGTGATGACATCATCATTAAACGTAAACATTTCCCAGCGTTTGCGGAGTGGATCGAATCCTGCGGTCTTTCTATAAACCGCGGGAAGACCTTCTCTGAAGGTAACTTCAGAGAAAGTTGTGGCGTAGATGCATACGAGGGCATTAAAGTGACCCCCGTATACTTGCGACACGATCCACTAAAATCCTCAACCGATGCTAAGTCTTTTGTCGCGACATTGTCTACTTGTAACCAGCTTTGGTTGCAAGGGATGTATGCCACGTCGAATACTCTACGAGAGCAATTGGAAAAGAAGTTTTCTCTTCCTCTTGTTCATCGGGAGTGTTCTGGCTTAGGCTATCACACTCATCAAGATCTGTGTGATCGACAACGATGGTCGAAAACACTACATAGGTACGAAGTTAGGACCTATGTTCCTTCGCCTGTAAGGGTTAAGGATGAGATAGATGGGTATGCGGCGATGATGAAGTACTTTCATTCTCCTTATTCAGGGGAGTTTGATCCTAATCATCTTCGCTCTTCGGTTCGTCGGTTCAATTTGAACCTTCGAAAGAGGTGGGTGCCAGCCGCGTAAGCGGTTGACTTTAGGGAATCTTACAATTCCTTGCGGAG